TGACCCTTGGTCAGCGCAATGACCTCCCCGGCAGCGGCCTGTCCATCGACGTCATCACTGGTGACATCACCGCCGACTGGACGGTCGAGTCCACCGAGAAGCACGTCTCTGCCAACCCCTTCAGCGCTAAGACCATGACGCCCTACAAGCTCGCCGCGATCATGCTGTTCAGCAATGAGTTCCGTCGCGACAAGGAGGCCCTGTACGCCGAGTGCGTCCGTCGCGCTCCCGCCGCCATCGGCAAGAAGCTCGACCAGACCGTCTTCAACGGCACCGCTCCCGGCACGGGCTTCGACGTCCTCACCGCCGCCACTGGCTATGCCATGACCGCCGCCACCGCCTACGACCAGCTCGTCACCGCCATGGCCGCTATCGGCACCGCTGGCGGCCGCATGGACAGCATTGTCGTTTCCCCGCAGCTTGAGGCGCTTCTGCTCCAGGCCAAGGACGGCTCGCAGCGTCCGCTGTTCCTCCCGAACGTGAACGACGATTCCGCTATCTCCCGTATCCTTGGCGCTCGTGTCTTCGAGACCCCGAACGTCTACGCGGCTGGCACCCCGAATGTCGCTGGCTTCGTCGGTGACTTCTCGCAGCTCCGCTACGGCATCGTCGAGGGCATCCAGATGTCCATCTCCGAGGAGGCCACCATCAACGACGGCACCAACCAGATTAACCTCTGGCAGCGCAACATGTTCGCCGTGCGCATCGAGGCCGAGGTCGGCGTCGTGGTCAAGGACACCGCCGCGTTCGGCAAGCTGACCATCGCCTCCTAAGCCATGCAGATGCTCGTCCACGTCACGGGCATGACCATCGACGTTCCAGACGCAGAGACCGCGCGGCTGTACGAGTCGCGCGGTTTCGCATCTCCCGTCGTTCCCGAGGGCGAATCCAAGACGCCGCGCAAGCGTGCGCCACGCAAAACCAAGACCGACAAGTAGGGAGCCGACAATGGCCTACGCAACCGTCGAAGACCTCGAAGCGGGCTGGCGTCCGCTTACGGAATCAGAGCATGACGTCGCTACCACGCTGCTCGACCGCGCTGCCGTCTACATCGACTCCTTCGTGACGGTGGACTCTAGCGACGAGCACCAGGCGGCTGTGCTCAAAGCCGTCTCCTGCTCGATGGTTCAGCGTGCCATGATCGCGACCGAAAGCGGCGCGTTCGGCGTCACGCAGCAGACCATCTCCGCCGACATCTACTCGCAGACGCAAAGCTTCTCCAATCCGACTGGTGACCTCTACTTCACCAAGGACGAGAAGCGGATGCTTGGCATCGGCGCGAAGAGCTACCTGCTCAATGTCCGACCCGTCATCGGGTGGGATGCCGAATGATTCGCGGCGAGACCGTGAGCGTCAGGTTCCGCATGCTTGGCTCCGAGGATGCCTACGGCAACGAGGCGGTGGACTATTCCACGCCGATGCAGGTCGATGACGTGCTTATCGGGCGCGGTTCCACGGTCGATGTGGTTCGTGACGGCCAGCCGTTCGCCATTCAGTGCGACAAGTCGTTCTGCTTCCCGCGCGGGTGGACTCAAGACCTGCGCGGGGCGCTTGTCGATTGGGACGGCAAGACCTACGAGGTCGTGGGCTCGCCGACCCGAATCACCGACGAGAACATACCGCCGCTGTCCCGCTGGAACATCAAGGCAGAGGCGGTGCGTCGCGATGGCTAAGAGCTGGCACATCAAGGGCAAGATGCAGGGCGTTCGCGCCGCAGCGCTCAAGAGCGACGGCGTGGCGCAAGCGTGCCTTGCAAGCGCCCAGAAAATCGCTGCCACCGCGTCATCCATCGACGGCTGCGACTACGGATGCCGCATGGGAACGCGCGGCAAGCGCCGCGTCTATGCGTTCGTCTACCCGGCAGACCTGCATGCGGTGCGCTCCAACGCCAAGTACGACACGCTTCAGCGGTCGCTCTAAGGAGGTCGCATGAACGACGTAACTCCCGAGATTGTGACGCTGCTTGCCGACGAGCTTGGCGTTCGTGTGTCCACCGTCCGCCCGCCATCGCCGCCCGAGGAGTTCGTGATGGTCTACCGCTCTGGCGGCAACTCCACCCGCTTCGTGGACAACCCGCGCTACCTCGTGCATGCGTGGGCTGGCAGCGACATCGACGCCGCGCGTCTCATCCAATCAGCGTCGGACGTGATGCTCACGCTGCCCGACGTGATACCCAACGTCGCTCACGCGACGCAAGACACCATGTACCGCAATGACATCGACGGCGCTCACAGGTGGAGCGCCGCTTTTGTCCTTGTGGTCAACCGTTAAGGAGATGCCACATGGCAACTACCCCCAACAGCACCGCTAACGTCAGCGTTGGCAAGGGCGTCGCGGGCGGCTACTTCTTCACCGCGCCCGAGGGCACGACCCTGCCGACCGACTACACCACCGCGCTCGACGATGCTTTCGTCAACTGCGGCTACCTCACCGACGAGGGTGCCGTCTTCTCCGTTGACTCCAGCTCCGACAACTTCCTCGACCTCAACGGCGACACCATCGCGACCGCTGCTGGATCGCGCACGCGCACCGTCAACGTGGTCTTCGCTGAGACCAACCCGAACAGCCTGAAGGAGGTCTACGGTCAGTCCAACGTCACCGCCACCACCACAGCCATCACGGTCAACCACAACGGCACCGAGATGGGACGCCGCTCGCTGGTCTTCGAGCTCGTGCTCCGCGACGGACGCCGCTGGCGTCGCGTCATCCCCTCCGCCCAGGTGACCGAGTGGGATGACATGACCGTGCTCTACTCCGAGCTGGTCAACTACCCCGTGACCTACACCATGTACAAGGACGCCGCTGGCAACGACATGTACGACTACATCCAGCTCAGCGCCTAGCATCAGAGAGGTGACGCATCATGGCTACCATCAAGGTTGACGACCTCGAATTCGAGTACGACGAGACGCAGCTCCGCAGCTATCGCGTGCTCAAGCGCATCATGTCCTACCAGCGCGACCCCGCTGGGTTCTTCGACGCGATGGACATCATCTTCAACGGGCGCGCGGAGGAGTACGCCGACATGCTCGGCGGCTCGCTCGAAGACATGTCCCGACTCGTCTCCGCAGTCATGGAGACGGCATCGAACGGGCCAGCAAAAAACTAATCCGGCTCGTGCTCGCCGAGGATGAATGTCCCGACGAGCTGCGAGCGGACATGCAGCAGTACTACGGGCTGAACATCGACGGCATGGGCGTGGACTACTCATACGCCCATGCCGCCGCTCTTGTGTCGCAGCTCCCGAGCAACTCGCGCGTCTGCAAGTTCATCAACCCCGACGCGGAATGGACTGAGGATACGGCGCTGCTCGCATCGATTGACTACTCGCTGCGCTGGCTCATGTGGTCGAGGACGAAGGACGCACAGCACGACCGCAACCACCCAGAGCTGGTCAAGACGCCATCAGAGCGCAAGGCGGCTCGCGAGCGCGGCATGCACGTAGACCTAGACCTCGTGCGCGCCGTACTTGGTGAAGGGAAGTGATTAGATGCCTTCCGGCACGGAAGTTGCGAGTGGGTACGTAAGCGTCTCGCCAAATGCAGATGGCTTTACGAAAACCCTGCGCTCGCAGCTAAGCGGCAGCGGAATGGAGTCCGTCGGCGGCTCAGTCGGCAAGTCCATCGGCAATGGCCTGATGGGTTCAGTCGCGAAAATCGCGAAGATCGTGGCTGGCGCACTCGCGACCAAGGCGGTGCTGGACTTTGGCCGCGCGGCGGTGGACTCGTATGCAAACTTCGAGCAGCTCGCTGGTGGCGTGGAGACGCTTTTCGGTGACGCCGCGCCGACCGTCATGGCCAACGCGCAGAGAGCGTTCGAGAGCGCTGGACTCTCCGCGAACGATTACATGGAGACGGTGACCAGCTTCTCCGCGTCGCTGCTCCAGTCGCTTGGTCAAGATACGGTAGCCGCAGCGCAGTACGCAGACATGGCCATCACCGACATGTCCGACAACGCGAACAAGATGGGCACCGACATGGCGTCCATCCAGAATGCGTATCAAGGCTTTGCCAAGCAGAACTACACCATGCTGGACAACTTGAAGCTCGGCTATGGTGGCACCAAGTCAGAGATGGAACGGCTTCTCGCGGACGCGGAGGCAATCTCTGGCGTTCATTACGACATCTCCAACTACGCCGACGTTGTCGAAGCAATCCACGTCATCCAGACCGAGATGGGCATCACCGGCACGACGGCGCTGGAAGCTGCAACGACCATCAGCGGCTCGTGGGGCATGCTCACCGCATCGTGGGGCAACCTGCTCACGTCCATCGCTGGCGGCGGCGATGAGCTGGACGTCGCGATTCAGAACGTCTTCGACTCG